ACCAGTGGTACCCGTTCCCAGTCCATTTTTTCATCAAACCCAAAGGAGATTCTCATGAATCAACCCGATCACATAAAGCCTGCTACCCCGGTAGCAACAGACGCGGACATTGACGATGCAGAGCCATTGCCCAAGCTGCTGCCAACCAATCCTGAAGTCCCGACATCCATTGGGCAAAGTGATTCAGATGTGACGAGCGAGGCTGTTGCAGCAGCCACTCGTGCTGCCCGCGCTGAAGCAGTGACCATCGCGGAAATCTGTCAGCTAGCAGGGCAGAGCCAACGCATCGCTGGCTTTCTGGCCCAAGGCGCCACATCCGCGCAGGTTCGCCAAACTCTGTTGGCTGCGCGTGCCAGTAGTGAAGAGATCACGTCAGTCATTCACCCCGATGCGGTGAAGCAGAACCCCGCGCAAGACGGCACTTTGATGGCCGCTGTCAAAAAGCTCACCCAGAAGTCCTGAGTAAAAAGCTTGCCAATTTCATTCCCCATTTCATTTCAGAGGTAACACCATGAATGCTATTCAAGAATCCCCCAACCTGGGCGATCTCCTCAAGTACGAGGAAGACTGCCTCAACTATTCCCGCGAAATCGTCACTGTCGCGGCTGGCCAAAACCTGGAGCTCGGCAGCGTTGTGGGTCGTATCACGGCGACCAACAAAATCAAGCGACTCGATCCAGTAGCGACGGATGGCAGCGAGTCGCCCGCAGGCATCTTGCTGGGCAATGTGGATGCCACCCTGATTGAACGTGATGACGCGCTGCTGCTTACCCGCCACGCGGTGGTGGCTTCAAGTGCTGTGGTCTGGCCGCCGGGCATCACCGCCCCAGAAAAAGAAGTGGCCACTGCCAGCCTGGCATCCCTGGGCATCTTGATTCGTCAATCCGCCTGAACCCAAATCCACGGAGATCCCACTATGAACAATCCTTTCAATTCCCCCGCGTTTTCGATGGCTGCACTTACATCTGCCATCAACATCATCCCCAATCGCTACGGCCGCATGGAGGCGTTGAATCTCTTTCCGGTCAAGCCAGTGCGTACCCGGCAAGTCATCGTCGAAGAGCAAAACGGCGTCCTCAACTTGCTGCCCACCATGCCCCCGGGTTCGCCCGGCACAGTTGGAACCCGCGGCAAACGCAAAGTGCGCTCCTTTGTGATTCCTCATATTCCACATGACGACGTGGTGTTGCCTGAAGAGGTTCAGGGTATTCGCTCCTTTGGTTCGGAGACTGAGATGGAGTCCATTGCCAGCGTCATGGCCCGTCATTTGGAGACCATGCGCAACAAGCACGCCATTACTTTGGAGCACTTGCGCATGGGCGCTCTCAAGGGGGTGATCTTGGATGCCGACGGATCGGTGATCTACGACCTGTTCTCTGAGTTTCAGATTACGCCTGCAGCCATTAACTTCGACTTGGGGAACGCCAGTTCCAACGTCAAAAAGAAGTGTGCTGAGGTATTGCGTCATCTGGAGGACAACCTCAAGGGCGAATTCATGACTGGAATTCACGTGCTGTGCTCGCCTGAATTCTTCGACGCATTGACGGGTCATGCCAAGGTCGAGCAGGCCTATACCTATTGGCAGCAGGGTTCGGTGTTGATCAACGACATGCGTGCTGGATTCAACTTTGGAGGGCTGACGTTTGAAGAGTACCGCGGCCAGGCCACTGACAGCACCGGTGTGAGCCGTCGCTTTATTGCGGCCGGTGAAGCCCATGCTTTCCCCATGGGCACGATCGACACCTTTAGCACGTACTTTGCACCTGCCGACTTTAACGAGACGGCCAACACGCTGGGGCAGGTCTTGTATGCCAAACAGCAGCCGCGCAAGTTTGAGCGTGGCACGGATTTGCACACACAGGCCAATCCGCTGCCCATGTGCCATCGTCCCGGTGTGCTGGTCAAACTGACGACGGCCTGATGGTCAACGCGGAGTTTCTGTACCTGGCGGCCGCCAACGCTGGTCTGCTCATACCGGCCCGCATCGGGAACAAGGAGGTCCTGGTGGACTTTCGTGCGCCCGATGAGGAGGTGCTGGGCGGATTGGGACTGAGTCGTAACTACACGATGCGCTATCCCCGCGCCTGGTGGCCTGATCTCGTTCCGGGTACGGTGCTGGACATCGCAGGACAGAGCTACCGCGTTTTGGAGATTCGCCAGATGCCGGATGCCAGTGAGGTCCAAGCCTCGCTGACCAAGCTGTGAGACCTCTATGACACTCTCTGTACGTGAACGCATCGTGCGTGCAGTGCTTCAGCGGGTGACCGCAGCAGTGGCACCGGTTCCTGTCATCCGTCCGCCCACCGTACCTATTTCGCGCGAGGCCGGTGTGACGGTACTGCTCACGCTGGACGGCGACAGCATCGATGCCCATTCCAACGCGGTGGTGGATCGCAGCCTACGCATCCGGCTGACGGCAGTGGCCCAAGGCGCAGAAGCTTTTGACCAAGTAGATAACGCACTGGTCTTGGCCCACACGGCCCTGATGCAGTCCCCCAATCTGGACGGGCTGTCGCTGGGGATCCGTGAGGTGGAAGCCGATTGGGATACGGACGACCTGGATGCTGGGTCGCTGGCCTTGCCCGCCCGATATGAGATTCGCTATCGCACCCTGGCGGCCGACCTGACCCAGATCGGCTGAACCCTGCCACCTACGCGCTTTTTAAGTGCACTTTCATGCGGGTCTGCGTCATTTCGCAGCCCACTAACTAACCTAACCCAAGGAGCATCAACATGCCTTATTTTTCTGGCCAAGGCCGTGTTTGGATCGGCGAGCGCTCGGTGCTCGGTGAGCCGCAAGGTCTCAAGTACGTGGGCAATGTGCCTGAACTCAAAGTTGCCCTGTCGGTGGAGACCATGGAGCACCAAGAATCCGTCAGTGGCCAGCGACTAGTCGACTTGCAGCTCATCAAAACTAAAAAGGGTGAGTTCTCCTGCACCTTGGAAGAACTCATCCAGGTCAATCTGGGACTGGCCTTGTACGGTCACACCACCGTGATGACAGCAGGCACGGTGACCGAGGAGCCAATGCCCAATCCCCTCATTCCGGGGGACCTCTATCTGCTGGCAAAGCAGAACGTGAGTACCGTGGTGGTCAGCGACTCCAGTGCGACGCCGAAGGTTCTGCCGGATGACCAGTACACGGTCAATGGCAAGCACGGTTCACTGGTATTCCTGGATACCACCAACGGCGGGCCCTACGTGGAGCCCTTCACCGTGGACTATGCCTATGGGGCATCCAGCAGCACCGCCATGTTCACCCAGGCGCTGCCCGAGCGCTGGGTGCGTTTTGAAGGGCTCAATACAGCCGACGGCAACCGCGAAGTGGTGATTGACCTGTACCGGGTGGCCATCAACCCTGCCAAAGAACTCTCGGTGATCACTGAAGAGTTGCTCAAGTTTGAGCTTTCCGGCCAAGTGCTTGCCGATCTGACCAAGCCAATCGGTAGCGATCTGGGCCAGTTCGGGCGCATTGTTTTGCTGTGAGGTGCACCATGGACTCCATAGACACCTTGCCGATTGCGCCGCTTGTGCTCTCGGTGGCGGGAACCACGGTAGAAATCACGCCCTTGCGGGTAGGTGAGTTGCCGCAATTCCTCGCTGCAGTGCAGCCCATTGCCGAAGTCTTTTCTGAAGACCCGGACTGGCTGTCCCTAATGGCGGTGCATGGCCGGGCACTGCTCAAAGCCGTGGCTCTGGCCGCACGCAGTGACCTGGTATGGGTTGAGTCCTTGCAGCTCGACGATGCGGTGCGTCTGGCGGAGGCGGTGTTTGAGGTGAATGCGGATTTTTTCGTGCGCCGGGTCGCTCCGGCCATTCAACAGGCCGCACTCAAAGTTCGGACCGTCACCGCCTCGCTTGGGACGACGCCCTTGCCCAGCTGATCCGCTGTGGCCACCGCTACAGCGAAATTCTGAACTACACCGTGCGGCAGGTGCATGCGTTTCTTGAAGCCCACCAGCGCCTGGAACGTGAAAACCTGGCCAACCAGTTAACCCTGCACGCGGTGGCCGCGCAGGGCGACAAGGCGGCGATGGACCGCTTGCGCCGCGATATCACCCATACCCCAGAACCCTCATGAAGCTCTCTTTGACCCAGACCGGACTGCTGGATCCGGGGTCCTTGGCCGCCTGGACCTCGGAGCGCAAAAGGGCCATTCGAACGGCCGTTGCCCAGGGCCTTAAAACCGGTGGCGTCGAGGTTCGAGATGCCGCCCGTACCCGAATGCGTGCAGCCTTCAAAGTCGCTCGGTCCGGGTTTGTGAACTCCATGCAGGCCAAGGTTCTGGACAAGAAGCCCGAGCGGCTCCCAGACCTCCTGATTGGCAGCCGCATCCCTTGGCTGGGTCTGCATGAGACCGGTGGCACCGTGAGCGGCAACATGCTGATTCCGCTGTTGCC